CCAACCACAGGTTACTAATGACTGGCTAGAGATGCAAGACCAACCTTGCCTTCGTATTCTTAGCCGCGCACGTAAGCTGTTGAAAACAAGGGACAATTTCGTTACTGGCATTTTACCCTATGTGACGGGTGGTCGCATACACGTTAGTTTTAATCAGCTGAGGGGTAGTAGTTTCTCTGGAAAAATTCAAGGTGTAGGCCCAGGCAGAATGAGTTGTATTGCTGAGGGTCAACCTGTAATGGTTCCTGGGGGTGACGTTGCTATCGAAAATATTAAGGTCGGGGATGTTGTTTACACCTACAGAGACGGTATACCACATACAAGTAAAGTACTAAATACATTTAACAACGGAAAGTTGGATTGTTTGTCTATTAAGTGGAGGAGCACAGGTAATCGTGGGGTTATTGGGGAGCTGGTCTGTACACCAGACCATAAAATACTTACTAGGGATAGAGGATGGGTATGTGCGGATAAATTACTCCTAAATGAAAAGCTTATCCATCTGCGCCGTAGTCATAGAAAAGCTACGGGCCGCGTTCGCATGTATGGTGCCAACAACTATATGGTTCTGGAAGAACAATTATTAAAACGTGCCTATTTTACAGCCGACTCACACATGCACATACATCATATTGATGGGGATAAGGCAAACAATAAGTTAGACAATCTCATTGTGCTTAGTGCAAAAGATCACGGAAAGCTTCACGCTAAGGAAAGACTAGCTGCGGGTGGAATACGTTGGGAACATCTACTGACTTGCAAAAGACGCTTCCTCTATGGCGAGCAGCGACCTAATTGGATAGCTACCACTAAGTTTAGTTTATTACGTATGCTTTCCAAAGCTAGGGGGAGGCTAACGTTTGCATCTATAGACTTTAATACCCTTAAAAAGAAGTGTAAGTTACACCAGATTGACATAAAGAAGGTTTGTGCAAGATACTCATCAACAGGTGTCTATCTAAGTGAAGCTAACTTGTTAAAAGCTATGGAGCTTCACAGTAGAACGGATCACGCCGCAACATTTCTTGGAATTGGTACCCGTAAGTTAAAATCGCTATGTAACTATTATGGCCTATGTTACAACCATGAGGTTGTTTCTATTACACCCGTCGGGGTTAGACAAGTATATGATATTGAGGTTGAACGGGACCATAATTTCATCGCCTCCGAGATATGTGTACATAATTGCTCAGCGGTAAACCTTCAGCAGATACCGGCTAGGGACCCAGTGCTTGGCCCAATGGTGCGCAGTCAGTTTATAGCCGATGCTGGTAAGCAATTCTGTGCTATTGACTTCAGTCAACAAGAACCGCGCATGGCGCTGCATTATGCGGCTAAGCTGGGTTTAGATGGTGCAGATGCCCTTCTAAGCCTATATAAAGCCAATAAACGCCAAGATAGCTATACACCTATAGCTCAGGTGGCCGGTATTGATAGAAGCGCAGCAAAGGCCATTATGCTCGGTATTAGCTACGGTATGGGTGGAGGTAAGTTATGCCGGCAACTCGGCTTTCCCACAAAGATGATTAAGGGCAAGAAAGGCGACTTGATAGAGGTTGCGGGTTCTGAAGGTCAGGCCGTTATTGATGCATTTGACTTCAACGTGCCCTACGTTCGTGAGCTAGCTAAGCGGGTAAAAGCAAGAGCTGAAGAAGTTGGTTATATCAGAACAATTGGCGGTCGTGTGTGCAGGTTAGAGAAGGGTAGTAGGGGCGAGTATATGTTTACCTACAAAGCATTCAATAATCTGATGCAGGGCTCGGGTGCCGATATGACAAAACAGGCAATGGTTGATATGCACGCGGCTGGTTATACGCCACAGCTTCAGGTTCACGATGAACTTTGTTTGAGTGTTACGGATAGCCGACAAGCAAAGATATGTGCTGAGATTATGGAACAAGCAATACCAACATTGGTGCCCAGCTGTGCCTCGGTTGAACTTGGCCCAAGTTGGGGTGAATTAAAAGAGATTGATTAAGGGGGTTATATGGAACAAAGGTCAGAAGAATGGTTCAACGCAAGACTTGGGCTAATAACAGGAAGTCAGGTAAGTAAGGTATTGCTTAAACCAGGCAGTAAAACAAGAGATACCTATATGAATCAACTACTTACTGAGCGTATCTACCAGATACCCCCTGATAACTCTTGGGCTGAGCATAACGTACACGTAGCACGCGGGGTTGCTCTTGAGCCACTAGCCATTGCAGAGTACACAAAAGTTACTGGTAACGCCGTTATGGGTTGGGGTATGGAAAGGCATGCACTTTATGCGATTGGTTATAGCCCTGATGGTTTGGTTGGCACTGATGGAATGATTGAAGTTAAGTGCCCTATACGGTTTTCTGGTGGCGTGCCTGACAAGTATTTGCCACAAATGCGGCTAGGTATGTATGTCATGAAGCGCAAATGGTGTGATTATGTGGAATATGTGGATTCACAGGCTCGCATAGTGCGAGTTCACCTAAATCTACCAGAACAACAAAATATTTTAAATAAATGCTTTGAGTTTCTTGCCGAACTAGATAATTTGTACTACACTTCAATAAAAGATAGGCGCTAGTACTACAAATAAATTAATATTCACTGAAAAAGGGCCAAGCTATGAAAGCTAGACAACTTGCAACACTGCCTCAATTACTTACGGTGCTTCGCCGTACCGGTAGCGTTAAATCAACAACGGATGAGCTTCTTTTTGGTGTATTAAGAAGTAATTTAGAAGATTTACATCACGCAGAGCCAATTATTCGCCATGACGCACATGAAAGCCTTGCCTCTTACACAACAAATCAAGTATGTTCAGAGCTGGGTATTAGCACCGAGTACTTTAAAGAAACGGTAGAACAGTACTACTTAAACTATAGAGTGGAAGATTGGTTATTGGCTAATGACGAAATATTCACTAAGTTTTGTGATGGTTTGTATGTTGGCCTCCGAGACATTGAGAATCTAGGTAATGCAAAAGAGGGGGCCTTAATTGCAGTTAATTATGAGTATAAAGACTGTAAGCTAATCAACCCACAAGCCCTGCCCGCAGATACGCCCCCTGTGATTGCGGTAAACACATTTAAACGCCCAGCATTCAAAAGAAAGTGAGCTAGTCATGGCTAAGTATAGAGAACCAAAGATAATGGACGTAAAGGGCTGCCCTTGCGGTAGTTGTGGCAAAAAAGATGCTCGACTTCTTGCGCCGGAATGGTTTGTGCTTGGGGCACAGCTGAAAAGCCCACCAAACGATTACTACGTAGCTAGTTTGTGTGCAAGCTGCCAGACCGTAATCAATTCTCAGCCAGAAAGCTTTGCTTATCCAATGTTTGATCAAGCTTGGCGCAACACGCTTGAGTGGATGATGTGTAATGGCTATTTCATATTCAGAGAGAAAGTGACCGTTCAATGAGAATAAAAGAGCTTTCAAAAGAACTTGCCAAGAAAGCTGAAGCTTATTGTGAGCATCTGTTGCCAAACGGGCAAAAGATGGGTGGCACATGGGCTGTCGGCGGAATTGATGGCGTTGAGGGGCAAAGCTTACGCGTAAATCTAGCAGGTGACAGCGCCGGTCAGTGGCAAGACTTTGCTTCAACTGGTGTGTTTGGTGATTTACTTGACCTGACAGCTAAAGCAAAAGACATGCCCTTACGCGAAGCGGTTGAGTATGCCGCCAAGTGGGCCGGCATTACGCTTGATCACGGGCTAAGTACAACCCGAAGGTACACCGAGCCAGAAAAGCCTCAAGTTAGCAGGCCTAAGGGTGCTGTACTTGATTGGCTGTTTAAACGCGGTCTGTCACAAGAAACAATAGACGCATACAAGCTTGGGGCAAATTCAGATACAGTCTACTTTCCCTGTATTGATCAAGCTGGCAAGCTACAAAACTACAAATCCAGAAACATACATGACAAAACAAAGCAGATGCAGGCTAAGGGGGCACGGCCAACGCTGTTTGGCTGGCCTGTAATACCAAAAAACACCCGTACGCTCTACATTACGGAAGGCGAGATTGACGCAATGAGCCTTTATCAGGTTGGTTTTGCTGCTGTCAGCGTTCCGGCTGGTGCAAATAATCACGAATGGATAAGCACTGAGTGGGACAATCTAGAGCTATTTGAAGAGATTGTTATCTGCTTTGACTCAGACGAGCCGGGTAAGAAGGGTGCAGCAGAGATTGCGCGCAGGTTGGGCGAAGATCGCTGCGTTTCCGTTACGTTCCCAGGCTGTAAAGATGCCAACGAATACCTACTTGCTACGGCTACACCAGAAGATTTTAAGCTGTCTATTGCTGCCGGTACGCGGTTTGAGCCGCAAGAATTGTTCTCCGCACAGAGTTATGCCGAAGAATTCTATGCCATCAGTGAAAACAAACAAGAAAACGACATTGGCAAGATATTACTTGGTGGTTATTTAGATGGCGTTGTGTTTAAACCAGGGGACATATCTGTCTGGACTGGTATCAACGGCCACGGTAAGAGTGAAATACTCGGACAGGTTCTTTTAGGCCTTATGCTGCAAAAGCAAAAAGTTGCTGTATTCAGTGCCGAATTAACCGGCGGCAGGCAGCTATATCGGCTGTGTAGACAAGTGACTGGGCAAGTGCATCCTGAGCACGATCTACAGAAGGGCTTCCTAAAGGCCGTAGAAGGCCGTTATTACGTCTTTGACCCAGCCGCAGGGGGTAGGGTAGAGCCCGCCAGTGTAGCGCGTATAATAGAGGTATTTACTTATGCTGCAAAACGACACGGTGTTACCCACGTTGTTATCGATAGTCTGATGGCAACTGATGTACCCGAAGATGGTGAGGGGGCCTTAAGCAAGCAACGCGCCGCAATCAATGCATTGAGTATTTGGGCTAAAGCTCATCATGCACACGTACATCTAGTGGCGCACCCGCGCAAGGTGAGGGACGAGAATTCAGCCCCAGGCAAGATGGACATTAGTGGCAGTGGTAAGCTAACAGATCGCACGGACAATCTATTTGCGGTGTGGTCTGCGGGTAAAGAGCAGGGGGACGGTGAACCTGATGGCTGCATACAGCTGATGAAGCAACGCAACGGGGATTTACAGCGCAAGACATGGCCGACATGGTTTGATCGCACAAGCAGACAGACAACCGTTGTAAAAGATGTTGTCTTTTCTAAAATCTATCTAAAGGGTTTGCTTGGTGTAGATGCTAATGTGGCGGAGATTGAAGTGCAGAAAGAAGAGAGTATCTTTTGAGCAGTGCTTATATATCTAAAGGTTAACTTTAAATATACACACACACAAAAGCAAAACGCACCAATCTGGTGCGTTTGTTTTATGTGCAGACTGTTTATAGAAGGTCTAGTATCTTGTGTACAACAATAAAACCAAGAACAGCGCCAGCAACAGTTGCCAATAAGTCTTTAATATCAAAGTTTTCGTCTTGAATGTAACGATCAAACATTTCTTTAACAAGACCCGCCAGAATGCCCGCAATAAGTCCAGTAATAGGGCTACTAAGAAACCCAACCACAACAAACACAACCAGCCCTGCTAGTATGTGTAGTTGCTTGTCTCTTTCCAACATGATACACCTCAACTAAAATGCCCTGATTGAATTAAACTGTCGACTTTGCAGGGCACCAAAGCCAACCGTTAAGCTAAAGAAGTTGTATCAGAAGTGACCATTGATTTCCGTGTCCTAAACCACCCAGAGCATTTACGACACTGGTACCTCTGATAAACCGCCGTAAGACTAACAAACTCCCCGCGTCTGTTTCCGTTCCCCCCGCAACTTGGGCACTTATTGCTGCCGTGGTCGCCGTCATAAAGCTGCTTATTAGGATGGCTGGGTATCCATGGTAATAGCCGCTTGTATAGACGTTCAGTTAGTTGTACATCGCCTATATTATACTCTTTCATCGTACGCCATGCTGCCGGTTGCCCATCCATGCACTTAATCCATAACTCGTGCCCTTCGTGGCTAACCTTACCACCCAAACCAAGAAGTTTAGCTGCATAGGCTAGCTTGTAGCTTGGCAACCTGAACTTCTTTTTCACTGCCCGGTACAGATCAATCTGTTTATAGCTGCTTGGTGGTGCCAACTTTTGAAGTAAAAACTCTTTGTTCAGAGTTGGTATGTCAAAACTTGTACCATTGTAATGCACAACAACATCAGCTTCTTCTAGCAAGCTGTGTGCCTTCTTACGCATCTGCTCAACACCGTCAGCCTTGATACTAGCAAAATGCACTTCTTTCTCACCAACCCACTTTGCTGCAAAACATAAAAGATAACTGCTTTCAAGTAGTTGGCTCAACCCAATGTTCTGTTTCCACAAGCTCCACACATGCCCCAAGTTTGGGGCTGTCTCTATGTCCAATATTAAAATCTTCATGGTTGTTATACCTTTGGTTGATTAATTGAACACGTCAAGCGTGCAGGTTTGCTTCACATTAATATTAAATACTGCCGTACCTATTTCGGTTGCTAAACCAAGCTTCAGTGCTTTCTCAGCATTAACAAACAAGTCTGCATTCCCTCCTTTAGTAACTAGCTTGCTGTAGAAGGTCTTATCTTTACCACAGTTTCTTGCTATTTCACCCATTAGCACCGCATTTAGCTCAGCAATATGTTCTGCGTTAGCCACCAAGTCAGAGCTGTCCCCAATAACCCCGCTGCTCACTTGATGCAGCATTAGGTATGCGGTTGGCGCTATGATTCTGCGTTGGCCGGCAGTAAATAATACCGCACCACAACTCATTGCCTTGCTGCTCGTGTAGGTGATAATAGGTAGCTTGCAGCTACGTAAACAAGCAAGCATGCCGTGAAGGCTGTAAACATCACCACCAAAGCTATCAATATCGATAATAATAAACTCTTGCTTTGATTCAATAGCCCAATTCACCTGATCTATAAAGTCATGCGCGGCCTCGTCGTTAAAATCCAACACCCGAATACATTGTGGCATTGTTTTCCATTTGTGCTCAAGCGTTGTATCTAACGTTATCTTTGTTTGCATTTAAACCTCGGCGGTTGGTTTAGCTTCGGATTGCCCTAATACATCAAGTCTAGCCTTTAACCCAAGCATAACTGCTGTTGCTCGGTCATTCTTAAACTGGCCAACAACTCTCTGAGGTTCCCCGTATTGAGTTGTAATAAGGCCAATTGGGTGCTGAAATGCTTTTGTTATGTCAAAGTCTAGTGGTGCTACAGTAGTATTGGTACCCTGTATATCTTGTAGCAGTGTAATCATTTTCACCTTTCCTTTTCTCTACAATCTCTATTTTTCTAATAATATCTGTACTGTCTACATACCAATATCTTTTAGGTAAGATTGAATTGCAACATACTGTGCGTGCAGCTGATCCGCCTCAACAGCTAAATTGATAAGGCTTTCCGCACTCTCTCCAGAAACCCAGATCCCGCTGGCGGCTGTTTCAACTGCTCCGGTACCGTTATCTTGGGCTGGGGGGCTACCACTACCTGCCCCACATCGGGTTGAGTTGTCGCGCAACCGCTGATTAAGAGCAGCAATAGCAGAATCTCTAGCGTGAAGAATGCTACGGTTGCTAGCCAGTAAACCACTTGTAGCGGTATTGGCCGCCCTTTGTGCTTCTTGTTCAACCTCTCGAACCCGCTGTACTTCTTGAGCAAGCTTGGTAGCACTCTCGGCCTTGATCTGGTTTGTCTTGGCTTGCCACTCAAGGCTGCTCTTTGAGTACCCAGCAGCATATTGTCGTTGACCATAATAGAATACCCCTATAGTAGTTGAAGCTACAAAGAATAAAACACCCAATACACGCCAATTGCTAAAGATTGTCCACATAACCGTCCCCCAACTTAATCATTTCGGATATACGCTTACTTCGGTACTTGCCCACATCTCTGCGCCATTGACTATCTAATAACTCCACGGATGCCTGCTCATACTTACCTGCCTCAAGTAGTGCCAATGTCTTCTTAAAACCGAGTAAGCCTTTTAGACCCATGTTGTACGCAAGATTAATAAGTGCACTTTGCCTTGTCTTGTCTAACGTTGTATATAGGTTTGGTAATAGCTCGTGAAGCTTACGGTCTACGTGGGCTACTTCGTTCTGAAGCAAATACTCTGCTTGTTGCGTTGTTATTGGGCGCTCTCTACAGTCATGGCCAATATGTTCCAGCTCAGCACCTTTTAACGGGTGTGTGTCTAGGCAACGGCCGTAACCAATTGTTAGCAACCCTTTTGTGTCTTTGTATGCAAGCGCCCTAAAACCTTCATCAACCCTAAGCTGGTAACTTGCCATTTCAATTGCTGTCATTGCCCCTCCTGTAAAAATGCCCATGCTAATAGACTCATATAAAGAAAAATAATACCTGCGCTTATTACGGCCATAATCATGTGCTCTCCTCAATAAATATAAGTAACAGTGCAGTAAGCATGGCGGCTATTTGTATGTCCATTTAACCCACCACAGCTAACGTAAATATAAACGCTGCAAACAATACACCAGAACCAATAACAATCAATTCAATTGGATTTTTCATACACACCCCCTTTAAATAACTTAACTCTACACTAAAAACTGTAAATGTCAAGTACAAAAAGAAACAGCCCCAATATTTCTATTGAGGCCGTTTGGGTGCAAGCTACTCGGAGGTGCTAAATTAGGTCATTTGCTTGGTGTCTGTGCATAGCGCATTGCTACAAACAACATGCCGGTAATGCTCAAAGCTAAACCGCGATATTCTTGAGGTAAAACAGCGTCCATAAGCTCGGGCCTGCTGTAGAGCTCGCCAACAAGAGCCATGACCAAACCTTGCCAGAAGGTTAAGCTCTTGATTAATAATGAGAATCTAGCTTTTTTTATCATAAGTGTGATTTTACCATCGCCAACGCTACCAAGGTTGTTACTGCGCCAACCAGCCACTTTAAGCTTAGTTTGCCAAAATCTGCCGCAATGCCTTCCAACCACTCAACAACGGCTTCTTTAACCCAAGCCTTTAGTTCTGCTTTTTCAATGTCATTCATAGCTCAGGCTCCGCAGTAAATACTAGATTCATATCAGCCATAAGATCAAGTGGTTTTTTATCAGACACTACACTGCCACTAAGAATATTATTAATCTCAGTTAAGGTTAGGGTGACGCCTTTACTCCGCAAGTATTCTTGACAGGCTACACCACCACCAAATACCGTGTCTACAGTGCTATCAATAATACCAGAAGATATGCGGTAGCTTGAGGGCAGTGCCGTGGAACCAAGGGATAACTTACGTGTAAACATGCCCGGTTGCCCTAACTGAGTACATAAGCTTTCAAAGGTAGCCGCTTTAGATTCAGGCACAAGAAGTGTTCTAAATACGTTGGTCATACACTAACTCCCGTAAGTTGAGCTAGTCTGGTAATAATAGCAGTGTTGTTTCCACCAGTATACCCAGATAATGCAATTGCGCCATAGTATTTACCTGCCGCTGCGGCGGCGGTGAAACCAGTCCCAATAGAGACCTTGGCTAAATTTGCTATTGAGTAGCCAGTAGTAAATCCTGTTGCTGCGGCAGATACGCTATAGCTTAAATTCTTCTCTACTGTTAGTGTTTCCGCTTCTTGTTTGGAGTGAACTATATATTTGGTAGTTATAGGGAAAAAGGTAGATGCCGATGCCGCTGTGAAGTTACCATTCACAGCGTCCCTGATATTACCCGATGCTCTTGAACTAGATAGGTTGTTAGACAACCTGCGGTAAACGGTAGATGTGGCTGTCATTGCCATAAAACCAAGGCTGCTCTCATTATCTTTAGAAACGCAGCAAATTAACAAACTTGGGGCAACAATGGCTAAGCTAGCAGTGGCGCTCTCCATAAGATCGTCCACCCCGTCAAACTGAAGATACCAGTAACCATCCCCATCTTGGTTTAACGTAGGTCTAAGTGTACTTGTGCCTTGTAATAGATGTCTACCTTTACCACTTAAGTCTTGTAAATACCCTACGGGGTCGCCAGAAATGCACGGGGTTGTAGCACCGGTATCTTGAAAGCAAGTCGAGGGGGAAGGTAGATAGTAACCACCGTCAGAGCTAGCAAATGCAGCCAAGATCGGGTCTCTCCGCCCCCCGCTAAACAATAGGTTATGTATGGCCCCCATTAGTTCTGTGCCAGCTCAAGCGTAACGGTAAACACCTCACCCGAAGTAGGTGTATATGCTCCGCGTGCCTCAATCAAACCATAAATTGTTGTGCCCGAGCTTAAGTCAACCATCATATCGTTACCTGTGTCCGCTGCTGCATTACCGACGGCACCATCAGCTAATGCACTCATTGCGCTCACAGTGGCAGTGCCAATAAAACCAGCTGCCCCACTAACTACGGTAGCAAATACACCATTGTCCCCAGTGGTTGCAATTGTGGGCGTAGTGGTAAATAGCCAAAGACGGAAGCTTGCTCCGCTTGTTGTGACACTTGTCTTACTTAAACGCACTTTACGCACTAAAAAGGTGCCACCACTAGATAAGGCCGCCGTAGCAAAACTTAATGGGACAACACTGCCTGCCGTAGTGCTGTTTGCAACTAAGTCGCCAGCAGCGTATACTGCTGTGTCGGCTGGGCGTGTAACGGTTGTGCTGGGTGTCAGTACCTTGAGTGATGTAGGTAACGGGCTGCTAGGAGATACCGCAGCACCATCCGTACCAACAAGAAGCGTCTCTACTGCGGTACCAGAACCGCCAGTTGTTGCGTAAACAGCCATAATTTATCCTCCGTGTGAATTTGTCTAATTATATCACTAAGCTACAGAGCACTCACGTCTAGTAGCCCTTACAATATGCTTTAACTGCTCGGACGCGCAGTCAACGCACTCATTAACAATCAAATGGTCTAGCTCTCTAGCATTTCTTAGCTCATTTTCAGCAATGCGCAGCCTGTGTTTTATTGTCTCTAGTGGGTCTTTGCCCCTTGCCTTAAGCCTTTTCTCTAAAGTTTCAGTGGAAGGTGGTGCAATAAAAACACTTACTGCATTAGGGAAAACCTCTAGTGCGTCTTGTAGCCCTTTATAGTCCAACACAAGCAAAACGTCGTGGCCTTTATGTAGCTTTGCGTAGACGCCTTGCTTTGTTGTGCCATACTTATTGCCGTACACAGTCGAGAATGCTAGAAAATCCCCACGTGTCTCCATGCAATCAAACTGGTTGCCTGTTATAAATACATAATCGACGCCGTCGACCTCACCTTCGCGCCTGTATCGGGTAGTGAAGCTAGGCACTGTGTGTATGTTTGGGTCAGCAAGCATTAGCCTTGTAGCTAAGGTTGTCTTGCCAACCCCTGAGGGGCCAACCAAAATAAATAATTCACTCATAGGTATCAAATTAAATTGTTATTGACCATCCGGTCAAAATCTTATAGTTTAGAACTAATGCTTCGCTTAAACTACCACCACTTATATTCTGAACACCAATCACACAACTACCATCCGTCACACTATCGCACCAAACATTGTAACTACCGGCTGTACCTGCGCTTGCCCTGTGCACATGAACCAAATCTTTTCCGCGTAAATGCACGTTGTTTAGGGTAAATGTAACAATTGCCCCCGCAGCTAGTGCAGCGTTATTCATTGTAATAGTGCCAGCACTATATTGTATTGTCACTGCCGTGCTCTTATCAGTAGCTTGTGTGACATTTGAACCGAGATCGGCACTAGCATCACTAGCACGCCAAACGTTGGTATTGTCCACAAGTAATTCCTGCACAGTGTTCATTGGGCAAAATATACCAACCCCCGATGCTGTCTTAACCTTTAATGTGTAAGCCCCAGCTTGGTTATTGACCAGTATAAATCTAGCTGGCCGTGCTGGTATGATTAAGTTTTTATTTGCTGTTATGGTTCCGGTAGTAATTATCGTGTCTATATGCGGGTCAAACTGATCTCCGGTAAGGGTTGTATCCGAACTTCCAGCCACATCAATAGTCAGCACACGACCACCCAATGCCCTAGGTAATCTGTAGTCTGTCCAGCTTGTTGCGGCTGTGCTACTTGTGGCAACAGTATAGAGTAGTACCTTATTTGCTGTTCTGCTTGTGCTATTGGTTACTGTGCCGGCATAAGGGTCATACTCAACATAATTTGTTGTGCTACCAGTCAGTGTAACTGTGCCATTCGCAATTGAAGTAAATGCGCCAGCTCTGTGTGTATATCCGCCAATATACCCCCAAGTTAAGCCGGTACTTGTCTCATAGTTACGGCTAAGAAACTGAGTGGCGCTTGTCTGGTCAGTTAGCGCGTTTATGTGTGCCTCGATATTGTCACCGCTAGCCATCTGTGGAACGGAGGTGCTTGGGAAGTTTGCCATATTAGATCACCTTATCAGGTTGTAGAAGTAACATCTGTAAAAATACCATTGCCATAAGTGGAGTGCACTTGGCACACAGACCAGTATAGCGTACCTGGCATACTACCAAAATCCGTAGTGGCCATTGCTGCCGTGTAAATGAAGCTTTCTGTAAACACAGTTGTAGAGCGAACTATAGTTGTTCTACCTGATGTTGAGAAAATGAGAACAAGATACTCTGTGCTGGGGGCATCCAACGGATGACTGGCATATGTATATTTATCTAGGTCATAGCGAGTACGCCGTCCCCACTCTAAAACACGAGCTGTGCCTTGATTTCCAAGTCTAGTATGCAGAGGCGCAAGTAATTTTGTTCTAAGACCGTTATTAGTGACGTACTTCGGCAACATATCACTTGCTGAACGGCCAAATGGAATTGCTTGGTAATATCTACTAGAGCCAATATCCTGTTCTGCTGTAAATATGCCAGCTACCCCAGATAGTAGTACAAAGCTCTCAAAGGCCCCATGATTATCTGTATAGTTCTCCGTACCCTTAAGCCCACGCACAAGCTCACTAAGCCTGTAGCTTGTACCACCTAGACTTGTGGCAGTCATAAATTGTAATACCTCGCCGCCCAAAATGCAAGCATTATTGCCAGCACGTATACCTGCGGCGTTTGTGCTGCTTAGTGTCCCTGTTGATAACGTAACATCAACTGTTCTGTGAGGCTGAATAATACGACTGCCAGCAGACGTTCCAAGTGCAGTGGTGGAATATCCAACTGTTGCTGAATTGGCAATAGAGCCAAGGCGGTTGGTTATTGTGGACTGTGTGCTGCCTTGAAAAATAGCTGCTCCGGTATAACTAGCTGAACCACTTGCCACAACAACATAGATTCCAGGGTAGTCGTCTTTGTCTTGAAGTAAAGGCAAATCAAGGTACAGGCCGATTGGTTGCCCAACGTAACTAATGCCTTGCTCAGGTATACCACCCCCACCGATTACCGCACTTGTGTAAATGGTTGATTCTACTGGGCCAGCAACAAACTCTAGGGTTCCGTTGTTTACGGTCTTTGATACTATCTGGCAAGTATAGTCTCTGTTCTCACCCGATAGAACAATAACATCTGTCGGCTCAAGATTGAAGTGCTCCCAGCTTGTTGAGAAAGACAGGCTGATGTTCCCGTACCATGCTTCATATAACCGCGCATCGGCTAACTGTGCTGCTTGGTCAGGTGTCATAGCGATTGCCGTCATATCCATGACCCGTGTTCCGCTGGCGTTGCTACCAATACGCACAGCACTTGCACTATTTACCACATACTCGGAATTTCTGTCCGAAAAATTAACAACAACTTGTTTCGGTATTTCGATGTCTTGTTGCCTTTCTATTGAAACCGTAACACCATCCGAGCTATCAACACCTGCCCCAAGCTCCGCATTGTTTACTGTTGTTCCTGTTGACCCAGCGCGGGTAATAAACTTAAGGTCACTATCTACAACAGCGTCAAAGGGGTAAGCACCAGATAACACCTCAATTGCGGTGCGTGCGGTTACTTGCCTTGATAGGCTAAGCCCAGACACATTTCCAGATATACCGGCTGTGTTTGGTGCAGTTATGCCAACACGCCCACAAATATCTTCCACAATATCAGCAATCGGCTCCCCGGTATCCGTGGGTGCGTTCAAATTAAAAGCCCCAGCAATAATCTGTTCAGGTGTGGTATCTACATCAGCACATGCAACAAGAATGTCATTGCGAACATAAAACAGCACATGAAAGTGAGTCGCAGTCGATAGCCGCAATTGGGTACTTGATTTATACAATGCCCACGTCTGAGTAACCGGAGTATACAGCCATAATGTAGCAGGGCTAGCATTCATATCTAACCCCCAAATCTCATTGTCTGACTCTAACCAATAAGTTTGTTGTTGTGTAAAGCCGTTATTACTCACAATAGTATCTACAATACTGCCATCTGTTCGGCTTATATGCAACACTTCATTATTTGAGGTAAAGGCGTAGATATAGTCAGCGCCTATTAAAAATCTAAGCCCATCACCACCGAATGTCGCATAGGACAGGTCGCCTGAATAAATAAGCTCGTGGGTTAAAAAATCCCAGAAAAATAACGTCCATCCGTCGGCTTCTACTGTCTTTCTAATACAGAAAAGCAACAACCCGTGCGCTTGGCAGGCCTGAGACGATGCCCACGCGTTGTAACTAGCGTAGTTGTAAAGAGTGCTCGCAAATGTCGTACCTGTGTGGTAATCACCACCAACCCCATTTGTGGCTAAGCCATATGCACGGTAATTAACCTTGGTAAACTCTGTGAGTCCCACGATTGAGGTATCGATTGTGATACGAGCAGGGTGTTCTGTCTGCGTTATTGGTATACCATAACATTCATTATCTGATACCGTAATAGAGTCAAAATAGGTGCTTTCTGGTGACATTAACCACGCATTAGCAGAAACGCCGGTTGGGCTATAACTTGTGTCCCCTGTAAGTAGCACAAACTCACCTCCACCTGAAAAACCAATGACTGTGCATGCGGTTGACCAAAGCGACTGGTTTAAACTCTGTGCATAGAGCTGCTTAGATACAGCTGTTGTGGCTGTTCGTACAATCTCTGCGGCTATTTGAGGGGGCTGATTACCAAACTCCCCCAACTGGAAGGCATCAAAACGAATAAAACAAGTGTTGCGATAAGCAGGCGTGTTAGCCACCCCAACATAGGATTGAATAACCGGGTCTGCTGTCTGGGTGCTTGTGCCTAAGTATATGGCTGATGAATACCGCGCACTGGCACTTGCAACATAATCCACAGCTGTGCCTGTAGAGGAGGTGTTCTTTATCAATTTACCATTAGCCCATATGCGTGGCACGGCAACTGCTGGACCCTCACACAAAGCCACCGCAAAATCCATGCTATAACTGTAAGTTGTTACCTCTTGGCTGGGTGCCCCCCCTTTGCCCCCTTGGGTTTCAGTCTGGGATTGCTCAATAATGTCGGATGACCAAATAATGTTACCTGTCACATAATGTGTGCCATATAGTATAGGTAAGCTCGAACCCCAGCTTGAAATATTTACGCTTGTGTCGCTTAGGCGTGGGCCTTCAACACTAGGGGCATCTGGCGTTGATAGATAGCTACCTATAGCGCTACCGATTGTATACCCAATAGGTCCAGCAAAATAACTACCAACTGCTCCAAGAACCATTGACGCCATTAGTTGACCTCTTTGTGTTTGTAGCTACCCACAACACGGGTAAGCCATAATTTATCCCAATTATGTTCGACAACTTTACCAACTTGGCTATAGCTATGTATCAGCGTTTCACCTGTAGATAATCCAACGTGCTGCGGTTCATTTCTAAATCTAAATAAAACAATAGCCCCTGGCGTGTATAGAGTTGACTTTGCAATCACATCTGATGTTTCAATCAAAGCCTTAAGACTTCGACCGTCAGGTATGCGAGCATAACCGGCTAAGTCGGGTGCCACAAGGCCGCAGACCCTATGGGCAAGCACTAATAGCCCTGCGCAGTCTAGACCTTCAACACTTCGCCCTTGATGCCTAAAGGGCACACCTAGAAATGATCTAGTGGCATGTATCAACTGCTCTGCGGTAATCATGCAATCAAGCCCTTTGTGCCTGGTACCTCGGGGTAGCCTTGAAAATTGATAACGTTGTTGAACTTGTCCTTACAGTCGCCTGTATATGCCCCACTCTGTAGCTTCAACAGCTTATTACATCCAGGGTAAATTGTAAAGGTATCTGTTGCAGCAACCCCAAGAAATGCCTGATGGTAGATGGTGATAACCCCACCAGAAACAAATGACTTAACTTCAAAGCTTTGCCCGTTGTTCTCACCACTTGTGAATGTAATAAGACCACCGTTGTAGTAACCTGTTGCTCCAGCCAATGCGCTAGCCGTAAATACTCTGTCTGAGGTTACCGATGTAACGGTTCCTGTTGTTGTAAGTGCAGCAACATTAACTGTGCAGCGTGAGTCACCCAACACGGCATCACACATGGGGCTAACAATCCTACCAATACTCTGGCTCAGGGGTTGGCTTAACCCACGAACCTCTGCCCTAAACGTGCTGCGATCTACAGATACGTTACCAATTGTACCAACTAAGGCTGTTGCGTGCCCCTGGCTCAGGTCTTTGTAATTAACAACATAGATTGTTACGGCAGCATAGTCCCACTTACCTGCAACAAGGTCCTCCTCTGTTAATAGATCACTGGATATAGCACCAGTTAGGTCTAGGTTATCTACACTAAAATTTGCCTTTTGACTGATGCTTGTAGGCAACATACCCTCACCGGGCACATAAGTTACCCCTGAATATAGGAGTGGTCGATCGTAACTAGTAAAACCGTATGTTGTGCCGTCAGTGCGCACAAGATTCCACAGGTAAGCTACGGTTAGAACTTCACCTTGCAAGTGCGTTGTTAGACTAGCGCCTATGGTTTTCACTCACGCACCTCAATCAGCGGCACGTTACCTGTTGACATGTAGAGCATTCTACCTGAACCCGTTGCAACCACGGAGAAGGGCAGTTCATCAGAATCAAAGCGCACAGGAACATCAAATTCTGTAACTAGTGTGAGTGCTTGATCTGCTTGAGGAAATTTATAGCCACTCCCTGCTGCTGTGATTGTCTTCCCAACGGTATTTGTTGCTAACGTGTAGGTATTTACAGATATGTTTGTTATTTCGTGGCTAAGTGAGTTTAATAGATTAGCGTGGGTACCCGTCAAGCCAGAAAGATACAGTCTATGTCCTACAGACAACCCCGCAAGTGCCCCCGTTAGAGTTACCTGTGTAGTAGCACCAACCGTCACAGCCGTTACCGTAGAGCTGCTGTCTGCTACAAAGGTGACAATGCCTGTTGTTGTGTCCAGTGCGTAGTTTGTTGCCGATACACCTTCGGTCAGTGGGCTTGCTGCACGATAGATGGTATACGTGCTTGCCCTTGGTCGTGTAAGCCAACGCTCTGAGCTATTGCCAGCGGAGATGTATTTCTTAGTAAGAATGGCCTTTGGTACACCATAGCCAACCCCTAGACTACCAAGCGATGTCAATGTGAGCGTGTCTAGGGGGCGCAAGAAGCCTGTTGTTTGCGTCGTTGAGTAGTCGGTAGGGTCTTTGAACCTAAAGCCATACCCACGGCCTTTAACGACCTCATACATGTTGGCAATGGTGGCCCAGCTTGTTTGGGATTCTGGCTTTAGTTCAACCTCATACCTACGTCTTGGCTGCTCTTGCGTAATAGTACGTTGCTCATAGCCGTTAGCTAGCTCAGTGACTAGCGTTGTATATTTACGGGCACCTGAAATACCAACAGAGGCTATTGTGTCTGGAAATACAACGTCGTTAAGAATTGTCATGAATTTCTCCGTAATGCACGCTGAGTTGCTGCCCCAACACGCTGAGCAAGTTGTGCCGAGCTTGAACTATCCGAACCACCAGAATGGTTTATGTTGATATTTACCACATTACCTGAACGCATTTCGCGGGTGTTATTTGCCGAATAGATGCGGCCATTACCGGCTGTGCTTAACCACTCAGGGCCATTCTCACCCACTAGATAATTCTTACCTGGGGCAAATGCACCACCCGTTGCAAAGGCACCACCAAAAAATGAGCCAAACATGCTAGACAAGAAACCGAACGCGCTG